ACGAAAAACCCCGCCACCTCAACGAGGCAGCGGGGTAAATGTGGAGATGGGGGGAGTCAGTCCTGACACCACCCTGACCAGCACAAACAGCCACGGAAGCGGTGGCGCATGCAATCAGCGTGCAACTAGCCCGCCAACCGCTCCCACGCCTGCCACACGGGCGACGCTTTCGAGCCATTCAATACGCCTATCATCCACAGTCCTTATTCCTACACTAGGGGTAGGACAAGAAAAGTCATCTATTTACAAAACGTGCTAGCAACGCTAAAATGAGTATTGAGCCGAATAGTCTCCGTATGGTGGCGTGCCATGACAAGCACATGGATAGGCTCATTTACTTTGCCCTGATCGGCTCCTAAACAACCACCAGTTGCCTTCAGGCTGGTAGGCTCGCTGGCGCACCTGTAGCCACCTGTCAGTATCCATCATGGGTTGACCTTTTTTAAGTCCTGCCATTATAGTTCCGGCCACCATGTCGGCTAACTGTAACCCCAACGAATCTTTGGAGTCTGCGCAGATTACTTCCGAAGCGACTCTAATCTTCCTATTTTCGTTGGCTTTTTCGAACAGGTAGTCAGTGCTTTTCATTCCAAAGGCTTGTAAGTCCGCCCCGTCGATGACGATTTTGCAGTCTTGCACCTGCCCCCACGTGTGGGTTAATAGCTGCATCAGAAAGTAAGTTTTCATCTCGTTGGCGTGGCTGGCTAGGAATTGGCTTGTTAGCTTTGTTTTGTCGACGATTATTGCGCGGACATAGAAGTCTTCGTTTTCGATTTGTTTGAAAAATGCTTCTTTGTGCCGGTCTTTCATTTTGGAGTGTTTAAATTCTCCTACTGTTTTCATGTAGTCAGGCAAGTCAGCTAGCGCGGTTTCTGTTGATTTCCACGCTTGCTCGGATTGGAATAGGCACATCGACAACACGAGATGTGTTGAGGAGCCTCGCTTGAATTTCATTCCGGCATCGCCGGAGTCATCTATAAATGCGTACATTCAAATTTTATGGGTCTTGTTGGGAGAGTTCGTCGTCTTGGCTCCCATGATATCTGGAGCGGAATGTTTAGTGGCGACTCGTAACGGTAGGCGTGTGCGGAGATGAGGCTGCGGGCGACGCTACAGCTCGGCGGTTAGTCGCTGAGAACGATGGAGAGTTCCTGCAATTCTTCGGCGGTAAGGTTTTCCATTCGGGTTTTTAGCGTAGCCTCATCCACCCAAAGGCAATCGGCAAGCTCTTCCATGCTGAGCGCCCATGGGAGCCACGCGCGCAACTGGTCAATGGTGATGAGACGCCTTGCTGCTTCAGCGCATACTTGTTTTTCGACTGCCGCCGGTTGGCACCCTTTGTGTCCACGTTCGATGTGTACTAGTTCGTGTGTGAGCGTGCATCGGCGTTCGACCTGCAGTTGCTTCAGTGATAGCCAGATTTGTTTTCCGTTGGTCGCACCCAGTATGCCGTCTGGGAGGTTCTCCGTCCAGATCAGATCTATCTCGCTTGCTTCACGCAAGGCTTTCCACGGGTGCCACATAGGTAAAGCGTATGGGAGACCATGGGTAAACCTTTTTGCACTGCTAGTTTTCGTAGTCCCCGGGGTCTTGGTTTTCTTCGCCGATGTCATTAGGCGCTTGAATTGCTTCCCATTCTGGACGGTTGGTGACTTTACGCGCAGCGAGTAGCTTCAAGGCTGCTTCTAACGACTATCGGTACATCCTGACAGCCTCACGAATCGCTTCGGCGTGTAGGTAGATATCTTCGATGGTTTCAAGCTCGTAGCGCGTTTCGCTCCGGTCTTCATCAATGAATGAGATCCACTTTCGCGTCTTCGAGTTGAAGTAGCAACGCGCAATCGGCTTACGGTTATTATCATCAAGGAGCACCGAGAAGTAGCTCTTAACATCGCGGTACGCAATGCGGTCTTGCGCAACTTCAGCGCACGCGATCGCCTTGATAATCCGGTACGCGAAAAGTTCTTCTTCTGTGGTCTCAATACCGTCACTTGATGCTTCTTCAGTCTCTGGCTCTTCTTCGACTTCCATGACTGGCACTTGAACAGCAACCGTTAGCGGAACCGGCGCCCCATCCCCAGCATCGAGGGCAGTCTTGATCCGATCATTCACTCGCTCATTGAGGAATTGACGGAGAGCCTTTTCGACCAGCGGGCGGAACTTATCCTGGATCGCAGGCGTGAATCGACCATCATAAACGCGTGAGGTCAAGAGTCTCACGAAATCGAGGCTCGGCTCTTTGAATTCAGCAGCGATAGCGCGACGGATCGCACCAAGATACTTAAGCTCTTCTGCGGCAGATACAATGCTTTCGAGGTCAAAGCTATCTTTCGTGAGTTTCTTCAGTTCCGGCAGTAGGACTTCATCGACGTCTCCAAGGTCGAGAACAAGGAAAGGCTTATCGTCCATCTTGTTAGGGGCGTCAAGGTCAGTGTAGAAGTTCCAGACTTTTCCGTTTGTCAGGATCGCGATTCTTGCTTCGGTGACAGAGAAGTATCGGAAGAGCTGACCCGCATGTTCAAGGCTTAACTGACCGTTGATCTTCTTGCATTCAATGAGTATCTGGACTTTCTCACCGTTGCAGATTGCATAGTCGACTTTTTCGCCACGTTTAACGCCGATGTCGGCAGTGAATTCTGGGATGACTTCTTGCGGGTTGAATACGTCGTAGCCGAGGACTGTCGAGATGAACGGCATGATAAAAGCATTCTTTGTCGCTTCTTCCGTTTCAATCAGTTCGTACTGAGTGCGAACTTTTTCGGCAAGAGCGGCGAGCGCGTCGGTGAACTCCATTGTTAAACCTATCTGTTGTTCTTCTTAAGAATCTACTGGGTCTTGGTTTTCTTCGCCAATGTCATCGAGGGCTTGTCGTTTTTCCCATTCTGGGCGGTTGGTGACTTTGCGTGCGGCGAGTTTGGTGAAGTCGGGTAGGTTCTCTTCCTGCGTGTGCGGGAAGTCGACAACGTTATCGGCGCGCTGATCACGTGTCCACATTGCTTCGGCGTCGCGGAGGACGCTCAGGACGGAAATGCCTAGCGCTTCGCAGATAATTCGCGTCTCTTCCACGGTGATCGCCCGCTCCGCCCTCATGATGAGGTTAACGCGATTCTGAGAGATTCCCGTTTCTCTCGCGATAGCGGCCTGACTCTTCCCAATGTACTCTGCTTGCTCCGACAGTGCGCGAGCGACAGCGCGCGAAAAGTCTCCGACGGTAAGCGACTTCCTGCCCATACTCCGCAGACTACCCTAATTGAGACACGCACGACCCTAAAATTGACATACCTACCCTAATTAGGGTTATATTCTGTTATTAGCTACTCCAATTGGGGTAGAAAATGCCTGAAAGGAGGAAGCATGGACATCGCAGCTGAGATCAGGGCGGCGCAAGGCCGGAAGGGCATGACCATCGATGCGCTCGCCAAAGCGCTCGGAATGACTCCCAAGACTGTCGCCCGCAAGACCAAAGGCATATCCCCAATCACATGGGACGACATTCGGGCCTTCGCGTTCGCACTCGACACCACACCATCGGCGCTCGTCGCCGACGCCGACACCCATTCCACACAACGGAAGGAGAGTGCGGAATGAGTTTGCGCATTACGAACAACGAAACGACTGTCCTATTCGACAAGGACGGTAACGAGTATCCGGTTGCTGCCTGTCCTGTGACAGTCGAGCACGTTGATCAAGACGTGTGGGAAGTGTCCCTGACGCTTATTTGTCAGGACGTCGAGGTACTAGCCCACGCCACGCAACGGAAAGGAGAAGAAGCGTGATGAAAGCGTTTACCAAGTGGGTTCTAGACAATATGATCATTACTCGCACTCCGAGGATTCACCTGTTGTTGGCAGTCACATCGATGGTGACGGCTGTATGTGCGGGCGCGAATCCGGGGCCGATAACAGCGTGCTCTTTCATTAGTGTTGCGGTGATGTTCTTCTGGTTGCTCGCTGTTGATCGAGCACAGCATACGGGCATGTATGACTGGATTACTCGCCTCGACCCGCAGGCTCAAACAGAAGCGTTCTCGCATTTCCCGTCGCATATTTCAGCTGGCGAAGCTGAGAGTCAGGCTTCGGTTGAGCGCGTGCGCTCGTTTTCTACCTCGCAGGGGGAAGAGGTATTTCCCAGTGACCCGTTTGACCGTCTGGGCGGGTCCAACTGATGTGCACGATAGGGTGGAGGCCAGGTCGGCCAAGGTACCAGAATTCACGGTTTGTTTGCGCGTCGATCGTGCAGGGGAAGTCGTCTGCTTCGATGAGCCTGTCCTGTATGAACTCATCATCGAGAGTCAGGCGGATGTTCACGTCTCGCTGTTGTTCGTCTGAGTTGTTAACGAGCGTGAAGACGACCCCGTGCACCCAGCGAATCGCCCACGGTGTGGCGTTGCGTTCCGCTTCGCGTTGCCCTCGTAGTTCTTTAACGAGCGCTTCGGCTGAGTCTGCTTGCCTGCGTGCTTCTTTGAGTTGCTCCTCGGCAACGATCCTGAGCCGGTACGCTTCGCGGGCTTGGTCGCGCGCCGACTGGGCTTCTCGTTCTGCCGCAGTTGCTTGTCTTTCTGCTCTATCACGTGCGACTTGCGCTTCGTTCGTTGCTTCTTTTGACAGGTTCTTCCACCAGAAGGAGAAGGCTGCGCCGATCAATGAAACGAGTGCAGCGATGGCTGATATCCAGGCGGGAATATCCATGTGCGCCCCCATTCTTTGTTTCTTCATCGTATCGAGAGGAGGAGAAGCGTGATGACAAGCCAAGAACTTCCAGCTGATCCGCGTGAAGCGTTCAACCCAAACGACTACTACAGCATCACCGCCGTATGCAAGCGGCTGGGTCTAGGCCGCTGGACAGTCCAAACAGCGATTGACGAAAAAAGCCTTCCAGCAGTGAAAGCCGGGAAACGTATCCGCATTAGAGGCAAGGAACTCAACCAATGGATCACACCATACGCATAAAAGAAAGCTCCCACTTACGGGAATTGAAGCCTGCCTATCAGACAAGTAAAAAGTGCCCTCCTCGTGAGACAACACGGGAGGGCGAGACCCAGAAAGGATCAACAAAGATGCACAACAACACTACCACGATTCGCCCCAAGTTCGGGCGCGTCCTCCCCACCCTCCCCGCCGTCGCCCCGACCGTGAGGAAACGCAACCACTGGGACCTCGTCGCCGAAGAATGCCGACGCCACCCCAACCAGTGGATCGAGGTCACCATCCCAGCCCTGACCGTCGACCGCCACCAGCAGGCGCCCCACGACATTAATAGAGGCGGAATCGCCGCTTTCAAAGGCCGTGAATACAGGGCCTGTTACCGCGACCGCGCCTTGTGGGTCATGTATTCAACCGCCTTGGCTGAACTTGCCGTCAAGAAAGAAGCAAAGGAGCAGACGCGATGAACGGTGATCGTAATACGGAACTCACTCAGATTGTGCATGACTTTGCTGTCCGCCTTTCTGATGAGGGGCTTGCGCCGGACAACCAGATTCTGACCGATTATGTGGACTGTTCGACGTGCCAGTGGGTTTTCTACCACAAGAGTCAGGCGCTGGAAGCGTTGGATTATCTCGCTGGGTGCGGGTTTGAGGTGCGTGTGTCTGATGACCGGAAAGTGTATATCCCGGTTCCGACTGTTGATGAGAAGCCTTTTTGGCTGATTTTTGTTGGTGTTCGCCCTGAAGAAGTCGCAGCCTACGCGAGTGTGGGGGTTGGGGGTGAAACCCGGTGAGTTGGAAAGAGACTATTGCAAGCATTTTCGCTGTCGTCGCCTTGTTTTTTGCGTTCGCGATGCCGGGATTGGATAACCCTCGTGGGTGGCCGATGCCCGTCGCACTTGGCGGAATGCTCATATCACTCAGCATCTCCGGACTCTTCACCCTCTGGGCAATCCGCGACGGCCACCAGTTCCGCCACTTAGACGACCAGGAGGGTAAGTGATGGGTTTATATCCCTGTTCAGACTCCACCCGGACGCGCACCCCGTACAGCATGGCGCAATTGCGAACAGTCATGGGAGACACCATACGTCGCGCCACCGGGCTACATGCGGATCACGAAAGCAGACCTCACCGACGGGATCGACCACCCGGTCACCATCATGAGAGCCACCCCGCAACCAACCGATAAGGAGGAGAAGTGACCCCCAGCCAAATTGCTCAGTCTGGGCATCGCCGGGGCCCGTACACGATCGGGAGCCTGTTCTCCGGGTACGGGGGACTCGACCTTGGTGTTCAGATGGCTTTGGATTCGGGTGAGCTCGCGTGGGTGAGCGATATTGAGCCGGGGCCGAAAGCAATCTTGAAACACCACCATCCCAATGTTGAAAACCTTGGTGACGTTACACAAGTCGATTGGACTCACGTTGAACCGGTCGATGTGATCGCTGGCGGGTCGCCATGCCAAGACCTCAGCGTCGCCGGAGTTCGTGCGGGCATGAAGCCGGGAACACGGTCGGGGTTGTGGGAATCAATGTTTAACGCGGTACGAACTATCCGACCCCACTTGGTTGTGTGGGAGAACGTTTTAGGAGCTCTTAGTGCTAACGCTTTTAGCCTCATGGAACAAAGAGAGGGACGTCTGGGAAACGGGGCAGACAGACCTGTTCTCAGGGCTCTCGGACGTGTTCTGGGGGACTTGGCCTCAATCGGGTATGACGCACAATGGGCAAGCCTTCGCGCTTCAGACGTCGGCGCCTGCCATCGGCGCGCCCGCGTGTTCGTAGTCGGTTTCCCGCATGGGGATCGGTGGTGGCTCGATCGGGCGTTGAACACCGCCCGTCCGACGGTTGTAGGAGAAGCGGAAGGGGAAAATTTTCTTCCTACTCCGACGGCGACCTTTTCGTGGAATACGCCCGAGAACCACATGTGCAAACGTCCTGGGCGTACCACGGTCAGCGATCTTCGGATACTAGTCGAAAATGGCTTATTGCAGACCGGTGGTCGGGTGGAGGAACGGAAAATGTTCGCCACCCCAGCGGCGAATCTTGGGAGCCGCGGGTCACGTCACCCCGAAAAACAAAAGCAGGGCAACCACGCGATCGGGCTTGATGACCAGTGTGAGCATCTTCTGCCAACTCCGACGACGCAAGATGCTGATGCGCCGTGTGCTTCCCAGCTTCGCCGTAATTCAGTGCCGTTAAATACTTTGCTCCCCCATCTTCTTCCCACTCCGACAGGTTCGCAGCTTGACGGGCGTAAAAGCGAGCGGTTCAACAAGGCGCGGAAGTCGTTTTATGACTTGGTCAAGTATGAGAAGTTCGGCGAATTCAAAGACGCAATCCGCGTGCAAGAACAAGCCTTTGGCATGTCTGCGCCTGATCCGACCGTGATCGGCAATACCGGCAGAGCTTTGCTCAATCCCGCGTTTGTCGAGTGGATGATGGGGCTACCACCTGGGCATGTGACGAGTCCAGAAATCGGGATATCGCGTCAACTCCAACTGAAAGCCCTGGGCAACGGAGTCGTCCCACAACAGGCAGCGACCGCAATCCGGATCATGGCCGAAAACCAGCAATTGTTCGAATACGAAAACTTAGATGGGGCCGCGTAAGAGCGTGGCATGGTTCCTGCGCCAACAGGAACCCGCCACTAAACCCCACCCCCTATTTACTACCCAAACCACTAGGAGAAAACGATGGTGGAGCCTACCCAAAACAGTAGAACACGGACGCTTGTTGCCCTAATTGAGGGTGTGGGCGCGTGCGTTGGCATGTTCGGCGCGCTTGCAATGAAAGCACCAGACAACCCGGTCGGCTGGACGTGGAACATTTGCCTGCCCCTAATGTTCGGGGGGCTTGCCTTGACATGTGCGGGGCATGCTTTCGGGCGTCGTTTGGACGACCGGGAGGACGAGCGATGATCTGGCCAGGTGCGCATGTTCCGACCGACCCGCCAGAGCGCGCATTTGACGACGAAGAAGAATATGACCCTTTCGCCTACAGCGATGAGGAGTATGAGCAGTGGCGCGACCGGCAAATGGAGCTCGACTATGACGGCTAAACAATTTACCGCCGGAATCTACCCGGACATTCCAGAACTCGACTACCACTCATGCACGTTCGGGCCCGCTGACTCCCTCTCGTCCACGGAAGCCAAACGCCTACTCAATTGCCCCGCCTTATATAAGTGGAGCAAGGATCACCCCAGCGCGCCGAATACGGCGTTTGATTTCGGGCACGTCGTCCACGCGCTCATCTTAGGCGCGGGATTGAACCTGTACGTGCACGAACACGACAGCCTGCGCACCAAGGCCGCACGCGAGGACGTGGAAGCACACCGCGCACGCGGTGAAGTGCCTATCGCGTTGGCTGACTTTCAGCGGGCACAAAACGCGGCAGACGCGGTCATAAACCACCGCGTGGCGGGCCAGTTGTTTGAAACCGGAACACCTGAGCAGTCCATCTACACCCAAGACGAGAAAACCGGCGTCTGGCTACGGGGCAGGATCGACTGGGAAACCAACGGAACCCTCGTGGATGTGAAGACCACGCGCGACGCTAACCCGAGCGTATGGCGCAGGCAAGCAGCCAACCTCGACTACCCGCTCCAAGCCGCGTGGTACCGGGCGATGTGGGAACAGGCCACCGGCAACGCGCCCCGGTTTCTGCATGTCCTCGTCGGCGTTGAGGAGCCTCATCTTGTCAGCGTCGTCGAAATGGACGCGGAGTTTTTACAAGCCGGACGCGACCGCATGCGCCGGGCGATTGACACGTTTGACACCTGCCGGACTTTCAACACGTGGCCGGGATACGGGGACCGGGTGCACACGCTGCGCGCGCCCCTTTGGTACTTGAACACCGAATTTGGAGAAGACGATGAGTGAAAAACAAGAAGCGAAACCAGAATCAAGCATTGAGGCTCTGTTTGCCAGAGCCCTCCGGGACTGTCACAATCCCGAACTCGACGGCTTCAACCCACATTTCAAAAACAGGTTCGCCACCCTCAAAGCAACCCTGCATGTCATCCGCAAAGCCTGTGAAGCCCACGGGATCGCATACACGCAAAGCGTCGGAGAAATCAACGGACAACCCGCATTAAAGTCCGCCGTCTACTCCATGGACGGCAGTGTTCTCCCCCTGTCGAATATGCCGATGGAACACCAGCAGAACCCCCAAGCATTCGGATCAGCACTCACCTACACGAAACGTCAAGTAGCGCAAGCCGACTGGGGTATCACCGGCGACCCTGACGACGACGCAGAACAAGCCTCACAACCCGCGATGCCAGAACTCTCCGAAAGCGCGGTTTATGACTGCGACGACATCCACCAGTTGCGCGAATGGTGGAAGCAATACCCGCACATGCAAACTGCAATACGCGCACGCGTCGAAGCTCTCACCGCCCTCCAACAGCAGGCAGGCCGCTCATGACGAAAAAGGTTTACATTTCCGGGCCCATAATGGGACGCCCAGACAATAACATTGATGAATTCAACAAAGCCGAAGACCAACTTTTGAAGGCCGGGTATGAGGTGTTAAACCCGACCAGTAACGGGCTGGCAGACACCGCGCTTTACGAGGACCATATGCGCGCTGATCTGCGGATGTTGACCATGGCGGACGCGCTCGCGTTCCTCCCCGACTGGGAGAAGTCGCGTGGCGCTCGCCTTGAAATCGAGGTGGCGCACCTGCTGAACATTCCAGTCCGCCCGGTGTCGGATTACGCGATGGGAAGAAACGCATGGACTTAGATTCGTTAATTGATTTGGTTGTTCCGGCGTTTGAAAACGTTGCCTTGTGCACCCAAGTTGGAGAATCCGAATCGTGGCCTGACTCCGCCGATCTTAAAAAGTTGGCGCGCAAAATCTGTTTCATATGTCCACTGTTTGTTGAGTGTCGGACAACAAATGATCGTTTCGAAATCCGAGGGGTGGAAACAGACGAACGAGACTTTGCTGGAATCTTCGCGGGCGAAGACCTATACGAACGCAGGGCTCGCCGTAAAGCTGAGCGCAACAACAAGCCCGCATCTCAAGGCTACGCCAGTCAATGCCGCGCGTGCGGGCGGCTTGTTCTCGACCAGAACGCCGTCAGACTTTACAAAGGCAATCGGCTGAACTATGCGTGCGCTCACTGTTTGGAGAAAAACAGCCAAGACAAGGACGTTGAATCATGACCGGCACACAGGAAATGATTGTAAAAATCCCCAAGAACGAATGGTTGAGCAGTAACGACCGAATGCACTGGAGGCAGCGGGCGAGCCGAACAAGACAGCTCCGGCAACGGGGATACTTCGAAGCCCGCCGCAATGGTCTGCTCCCCATGCGTAAAGCGTTCGTCACCGTCCACGTGCAATACGACTCCAACAGGCGGGCAGACCCCGCTAATGCGTATCCGACAGTAAAAGCGTTGGTGGACGGGCTAACCGACTTCGGTGTGCTCACCGACGACGACTCCAAGCACCTCCCGGCGATGACGTTCAAGCGCGCGCCCGGCAGGTGCAAAAGGGGTTGGCACGTTATCACGCTCACGTTAGTAGAGGAAGACAAAACAGAGGAAGGAGGAGACGATGCGGATCCGCACGATCAAGCCTGAGTTCTTCGACAGCCCCCACACGGCGGAAGCGTCAGCGGTGCTCAGGCTGGCCTATATCGGACTGTGGTGCTGGGCCGATGACACCGGTCATGGGACGTGCAATCCGAAGGAGCTCGAGGGCGCGATCTTCCCCAATGACGACCTCGCAATCCTGTCTCACGAGGAGTTTGCGGATTTTCGCGGCATCTTGCCGCAACTTGCCGCAGTTTTCGGCGTGCTTTTCTACGAGGTTGACGGACGCACTTTTTTCGAAATTCCGTCATGGAATCGCCATCAGAGGGTGCGTGAGGGCACTTCCTCAAGGTTCCCCATGCCAGACGAGGGCAAACTGCTGTTCACCTGCGAAAACACTGGACAGTCAGACAATCCGCCGCAATCTGCCGCAACTCGCGGCGAAATGCCGCTAGGAACAGGGGAACAGGGGAACAGGGGAACAGGGGAATACCCCCCCATACCCCCCGCACACGGGGGTACCAAAGGCAATCCCCAAGACACCACCTTCGAACTGATCCCCGCACCCACCACCAACCACGACTTCGACAAATTCTGGGTCACCTACCCCAGACGCGAAGGCAAAGAGGCGGCGCGCAAGGCATGGCGCAAAGCAATCCGGCGAGCAAAGCCCGCGGAGATCGTCGCCGGGGCAGCCCGCTACCGCGACGACCCCAACCGCGACCCCGCCTACACGAAACACCCAGGCCCCTGGCTCAACGCCGGACGGTGGGAAGACGATCCCCTTCCGCAACGCCAAGGAAAACGATCCGCCCAGGACACGACCAGCGACCGCGTCCAAGGCTGGATCGAACTCGGCCAACAATTCGCCCAAAATCCTAGAAAGGAAATCCAGGCATGACACCCCAAGAAGCTGCCGTCGTCCTCGGCAAGTGCGCGGCCTACGACAACCGGCGCCCCGACCCAGCAACAACCGCCGCATGGGCTGAAGCACTCGACCCGAATCTGACCCTCGCCGACGCTCTGGCAATCGTCCGCGACCATTACGCCGAATCGCGGGATTGGATCATGCCCGCCGACATCAATCACCGATCCAGAGATATCCGCCGTCAGCGGATCAAGAACGCCCTGAATAACCAGACGCTGACCCCAGACGGCCTCGGGGATGAGCCGCATCTGGAGATCGCGTGGAAGAAAGCGCTCATGCAGGGCTTGGGTGATGGCCTCGACCTTGACGCTGCGTCCTCTGCCGCGTGGCAGTCGATTGGGCGTACTCCCCCGCCTGAGCTTGAGGCTCGCCCCCGCAACGTCTGCCCTCAACTCCGAAAGGCCTAACCCCCATGACCCACGACCCCAAGCCCTGGGAAAATACCAACGCATTTACCGGCGACACCCAGCAATTCACCCGCGACAACTGGAATGACCCGTTCATCAACCTCTTCCGCGAAGCCTTCGCCCCCGCCGAACACGCAGAAACCCCCATCACCGTCGGGAACCTCACCGTCCGCCACGAATGGCACAACGACCAGAACTACTACCTCATCGAAGACGGCTACGAACTGCTGTACGTCATGAGCGTTTACAAACACCGAGGCAGGACTGAAGCCTTCTACGAGGCCGACACGGGCGACCCGGTCACGCTCGACGTCGCGAAGGATCTCTACAGGCAGATGACCGACCCCTACTTCGCCTGACCAAGGGGAACCCCATGACCCACACACGTAGACATACCCCAAAAACGCGCTGTAAGGCACCTAGAACGCGCGAACAACCCCTAAACGTGCCACGCCTGTCTGACACCTGAAAGCCCGTCAGAACAGCGTCTAGACCCCTTAACGACCATCCCTGAAAGGAAACACACGATGACCATCGCAAACCTGCCCAACTGGTTCCACACATTCCAAAAAGAACTCAACGACGACATCAACAACGGAGCAAAATACGACTGCACCCGCAAACCCGGAATATACGTCATCGCCTATGAAACCCAGGAGTCAACCACCCACGAAAACGCCGACGACTACATATTCATCCTCGACGGCGAAAAATGCGCGTTAAACGAAATCATTAAACGCCTCGTCGAATTCGATCCAGTACACACCCTTTATGACACGACCCTAGAAAAAACCGGGCTCATGATCGACGCACACGAACCCTGCTGTGGAGAATACTGCGACTGTGACCCCGTAGAGTTCGAATCGATCGACGACGTAAAAAACCTCGCCCAAAACCATCCAGGTGAATTCGACGACCTCATCAGTCGCCTATGCCTGGAAGAAGACCCCTGCGCCACCTACTTCGAACAGCTAGAAAAGCTTAAGAACTACGCCCAAGAACAAGGCATCAACGTCGGAATCGACATCATCCCCGTACACACCGTGCGACGCTGCCGAGAAGATCAATTCTTCCTCACCCGCAAATCATGCGAACGCCACATTAAAAAACACGCTCACAAATACTACGGGCGCAATCACCACGCATACGCCGAATACCCCTACCGCAACGACGAATACATGCGCCTCGTCGCATTCCTCGCGTCAATCGACTTAGAAAAATCAACAATCGTTATCGACAAAACCCGGTACGACTACCTCAAAGACCGGTAATCCGAACGCAACACACAGGAAGAAAGAACACGCACCATGACATGTGAAACCACCATCGAAGGCACCATCAGCGAACCCACAATCCGCTACACCCAAACCGGGAAAACCCTCCTCGAACTCGGCATCGCCTGCACACCCAGACGCAAAAACAAAAACACCAACCAATGGGAAGACGACGGCGCACCCCTCTGGATCAACGCCACCCTCTGGGACGACGACGCCGACCGCTACGGCGACCTCCTCCACAAAGGGGATCGGATTATCGCCACCGGCACCCTCGCCCGTGAAGAATTCACACGCAACGACGGAGGCAAGGGCGAAAAACTCTTCCTACGCTTCCCCAAGATTGCCCTCATCCCTAAGAAACAACGCGATCAGCAGATGTCGAACACTCAAGCCCCCTACCCCACGCAGGGGCAGCAAGGACAATTCCCCGCCACCCCGCCGTTCTAAGACCACCAAGACAACGGTGGGCAGGTAGTCCGTTGGGTTGCCTGCCCACCCTGTTGACGGGTAGTAGGCCGGACATGGACTTGTGAGGGGTGGATGCTAGGAGTTAGCGAGTTGGCAGACGCGAGAGCGAGACAAGCCCATAATGTAGCTAATATCTGCCAGAGAATAGTTGGCCTCTTTGAGCGCTCGTATTGCTTTTCGGGACGCTACGGAGGCCGCTTTGGCGGATTCTTCAGCTGTTTTAGATGCTTCGATGGATTGTTTTACTTGGGCGGCTTGCTCTATCTCAGGGACGATAGTGATGTTCCAGGTGGAGTGATCGACGTCTTCTTCCATCGTGTCGAGGTAGTCGATTACTTGCTGGCGGGCTTTGGGAAGAGTGCGCACTTGTGTCCAGATGTCGTCGCCGTTCCACAGTTCCCAGCCGCCGCTCCAGGGGCGGGCGGTGATGGTTATCGTGTTCATTTTGTGTTCCTTTTGCTTGCTTCGATTGTTTTGAGTGCTTTGCGGGTGAGGCCTGGGGAGATTTCGCGGGTTTGGGTGATGGAAACACTGAAAGACCCGTTTGACCATATTTCGTGGTCGCCTTTGCCTTGGCGTGAAGTGAAGCCTGCTTGTTTGAGGAGTGTGGTGAGTTTTCGGTATGGCATCGGCTTCGTCATACATAAATGTTAACACCTATTAACAGCAGTGTCAAGGGGTATATACAGCAAAAGAATGAGGAAAGGCCAATGCGCAAAACAACACCACAAACCAAAACCACACGCCCCTGTCACAATCACCAAGATCAATGAGGAACCAGCATGAGGATCGCGCTCACCATCAGCCTCAACATCGACCGAAACGACCGCGAGCCAGAGCCCGAACCATCAGGCTCCGAAGCCCTCATCGAACACGCCAACCACGACAGCACACCCCGAATGCTCGGATTCACCGCAAACACACCCGAGGAGCACGCATGACCAACCCCAAACAGGCCGCCCGCCAGCTTAGAGACCTCGACACGTGGGCGCACCTTCTTAGTGACACCATCACCACCCTCACAAGCCCCCGCGTCACCATCACGACCCACTCACACGGCGCAGGCTACGATCTCGGTGACCTCATCGCCCCCAGTGTTGACGCCGAAAGTGATGGAGTCGCAGCTATCCGCACCCATGCGCAAATCGTCGCATGGGCTACACGCTGGGTCACTGCTACTGGCATTACCTACACAGGCAACACTCTCCACGCCATCGCCGATAACGTACATCACCTCGCCGACACCTGGGACGACTGGGACGTTTTTGCAGACGAGCTAGCAATCCTTCATGGGCGCATAGCAAAGATGACGGGGCACTCGCCGCGCGTTATCGGCCCTTGCCCCGAGACCGGATGCGCCGAGGCCGTCACCCAAGCCATGACACAGCTCGGAGCAGAAGGCCCCCTCGAATGCCCCCGTGGTCACACCTACCATGACGTCGCCGACTACATCGAAGCAACCAAAGCCTCAGACCGGAACCTCCTCCAAGCTGTCACTGACCTCGGTATTCGCGTGAGCGTCGCTCAATTCCTCACCATATGGCCAGACTTGTCGAAGGATGATGTGCACAATTGGACTCGCACCGGCAGGCTTACGCTCACTGATACCCACCCACAGACCCTCAGCCTTGCCACCGCAAACCTCCTCGCGCGACGCCTGATAGAGGGGCGAGTGAAGAGAAACACCCCAATAGGCTTGTCAAACGACAAGGCGATGATGTAGAATAAACTTGTCAAACAGAGAGGAGGTGAAACACAATGAACAAGGAACTCAAGAAGCTCATCAAGGCAATCGAAGCCGCAGGCTTTAAGACCCAGACCGCAAAAAGCGGCCACATCAAGGTCTACGACGAAGAAGGCACACTCCTCACAGTCTTCTCCGGAACACCCAGCGACTGGCGCAGCATCCAAAACTCGCTCCGCCCCTTGAAGCGTCTCGGGTTCCGCTGGAAATAGCGGAAACCCCTCCGAGTCGGGAAGCAAGCCAAGTGCCTCCCGGCCCGGAGGGGCCACGCACACCACACTACCAAAACGAAAGGACACATCAATGCCCACCAACTACAACGCCACCATCACCACACGACACCTCACCGAAACCGACATCGACCACTACATCGAAGCACTCAACACCTACCACGTCACCGTCTCCAACCCTCGCGCAAACGAAGGGCAGATCATTCTCACCATCCCCGCCAACACTCTCACACAGGCGATCCAGACCACCCAGGCAATCGCCTCAAGCGCCGGAATCACCATCGACGCCCTCACCATCGAAACCACCGAACGCTTCGACACCCTCGCCAACGAGATTCCCATGCCCAAACTCATCTCAGTCACCGAAGCGGCCCAGCTCCTCAAAGTCTCACGCCAGGCCATCCTCCAGCGCATCACCGCCCACACCATCCCCGCAACCAAAATCGGCGACACCTGGGCAATCCCTCGCGCAGCTATCAAAAAATGCTAAAATACCCCTAGAATCGAGGCACAACTGTATCAACAAGACCCCCGAAGGCCACACGCCCCGGGGGTTGAAACATACCGAGGGAAGAGTCATCAATGACAACATCCCGGACAGGAACAGCCAGCCACAAGCGGTGGCGAACCCAGATACTGCGACGCGACCAACACGCTGGCATCACCCACTGCCCCGACTGCGGAACCGCACTCGACTACGAACACAGTCGCCAACCTAACAGCGCAGAGCCCGACCACATCACGCCGTGGGCGCGCGGCGGACGTAACACTCTCGACAATGGGCGCACCATCTGCAGACAGTGCAACCAGTCGCGAGGATCGCGAACACGTGCGAAGCGACACACGAACACGACATTTAATGTGACGATCGTCACAAATCTTGTCCAATGGTGACCGGGGGCATCCCCCTCCCCCGACCCGGAGTCACTCCACGAGGCATAGCGATCTCCACACACAGAGGTTACGGGAAACGCGTCATTTAGGCTCTGACCTGCGCATTTATTGCTTGCGGTGAGGGTTTTAGCCCTTCCATTCGTGTAACGTTTATTCTAGAATGGACTCATGAGCGGAACCTGTCCCGAGTGTGGAGCCGAAGTAGAGGCCCACGCGCACGCCGGACGCCCGCGCATCTACTGCTCATCGAAGTGCGGGACGCGAGCACGGGTCCGCAAGTTGCGACGCGAGCGACTCCCCGAACTGATGATCTCGTCGCATCGCTGGGTGCGAGCTGATGGGAAGCGCCCGATCCGTGTCAACGGCAGGTCGGCTTCGTCGACGGACCCGACAACCTGGGTCTCCTTCAAGGACGTGAAGGACGGCGGTCCTGGTGACGGCTTCGGCGTCATGCTCGGTGGTGGCCTGGGCTGCTACGACCTCGATCATGTCTCAGACGAGACGGCGCGCGATTTCATCGAGTGGATCCCGGAGCCTGTCGTGTACATGGAGCGATCAGTGTCGGGAGAGGGAGTGCACGTGTTCGTGGAGGCTACCGAGGGGCCGGGCGCTCACGTGATGGTCGGCGGAGTGAAGGCCGAGCGGTATACGCGGGCGCGCTTCATTCGCACGACTCTGGATCGTTTCTCTGCGAGGTGACTCATGCTCGACCGGGTTCAGGAGTTGAAATGGCTGGCGGGCGTGTTGCGGGAGTCGATCGATGAGGCTCCTGCGGATCGCCGGTCCTCGTTGGCGGCCCAGTACCGGGCGACATTAGCGGAGTTGGAATCGTTGGATGTGAAGGCGCAGAAGGTGGTGGACCCGCTTGACGAACTTGCAGCCCGTCGCGCTGCTCGGCGAGGCTCCACCTCGGGTGCTGGTGCATCCGGGAGGCGCTCGGGCTAATTCATGGCAGGACGTCGTCGATCTCGCGGCGATGGGTGGAACGAATCTCCTCGGCTGGCAGGAGCATGTTTTCGAGACGTCTCTTGGGGAACGGTCGGATGGGACGTGGGCGGCGAAGCGCGTCGGAGTGTCGATCGCCCGCCAGAACGGGAAGACGGAGATCCTTATCTGGCGTTCCTTTGGTGGTGCGCTGGTCTTTTGTGAGCGGCGGATCGTGATTTCGGCGCACCAGCAGGACACGGCGCGCGAGACCTTCGAGAAGATGATGGAAGTCATCGAGAGGGACGAGAACCAGTGGCTGCGGAACCGCATCCCAAGGAACGGGATCATGAATGCGTTCGGCAGGGAGTCCATCCGCTTCACGAACGGATCGAAGGTGAAGTTCAAGGCACGGTCCGGCGCTGGAGGCAAAGGCTTCTCGTCGGATTGTCTGCTCTTGGACGAGGCGCAGATCCTTGGGTCGCGCGCGTGGACGTCGATCAACTCGACAATGTCGGCGCGTGAGAACCCGCAGGTGTGGCTCGTCGGTACGCCACCACAAGAAGAGGATGATTGCTACACCTTCGACTCGGTCCGACGGTCGGCAATCAATGGCGAGTCAACGTCCACAGCGTGGATCGAGTGGTCGGCTGACAAGACATCACCTGACTACGATCCAGCCTCCGAGTACACGCGGTGGACAGCGAATCCATCATGGAATGCGTTCATCAATCACGATGTCGTCCAGGGTGAGTTCGAGACGTACACGAAGGAGAAGTTCGAGCAGGATCGCCTCGGGATTTGGGCGGACGATGCGGGCGCAAGTCGCCTCATCACTCCACTCCAGTGGGAGGAGACAGCGGTCAGTGAACCGCCAGGCGACGGTGTCAGGACGTTCGCGATCGCCTTTTCTGCTGATGGTCTGCGCCAGACTCTCGCGGGAGCTGTCCGCACAGACACCGGGGCACACGTCGAGCTGATCGATGCCTTCTCGGGCCGCACGGACGCCGGTGTCGCCGCTGTCGCCGACTGGCTGGCCGACAGATGGAAGACGACGAGCATGATCGCCCTCCTCGGCGGCGCTGGAAGCCAGGCCCTCGCGGATGCCTTGCTGAAGCGCAAGGTGCCAAGGCGTGTCGTGCACATTATGGGGACGCGCGAGTATTTTGCGGCCAACGCGCTCTTCTTGGACGCTGTCCGCGACAAGTCGGTCACTCACCCTGTAGCGCCGCCTGATGACGCTCTCGAGCGGTCGGTGTCGGTGTGTGACAAGGAGAAGCGTGGGCGTGACGGCTCATGGGGGTGGACGGCGTCGACGAGTGACGGTGATGAGACGCCGATGGAGGCCGTGTCTGCGGCGCTCTGGGCTGTGCGAACGTCCAAGCGGAGGCCGCGAGGCGACGGGGATAGGAAGGGGATGTACGTACTGTGAGTGCTCCAGTCATGAAGGGTCTGACAGAGGCCGAGCAGTCGGTCCTCAATGCCATGTGGAAGAGGATTGATGCGAAGGCGGTGAAGAATGAGCTCCTGAACGTCTATTACGACGGTCACCGCACGTTCACCGACCTCGGGATCTCGATTCCGCCGCAGATGAGCAAGGTTCGTGCGGCTCTCGGGTGGCCGGAGAAAGCCGTCAATGCTCTCGCACGCAAGCATGTCTTCGAGGGCTATTCCCTGTCTGGTCAGCTTGACCCGTTTGAGGTCGGCGAGATCCTCGTCCGTAATCAGTTCGACACCGAGCTGATTCAGGCGATCAACTCGGCTTACAAGTCCTCATGCGCGTTTATCACTGTCGCCGCTGGCGATACGTCGCGTGGAGAGCCTGCGGTGATGGTGCAGGCGCGCGATGCGAGGTGGACGACGGGCGTGTGGGATCGCAGGCTGCGTCGCTTGTCTGCGGCGCTTGCGATCAACGAGTCCTCAACGGACTACACGAACCCGAAGTCGTTCGCGCCCTCGTCAGCGACTCTCTACCTGCCTGAGTGGACGATCGTCCTCGAGCGATCTGGCAGCTCATGGTCAATGGAGCGCCTGGAGAATCCGACGGGGCGAGTCCTCGTCGAGTTGCTCGCCTACAACCCTCAACTGTCCAGGCCCTTCGGGTCTTCCAGGATCACCAGAGAGGTTAGGTACCTGACTGACGCGGCGATCCGTACTCTCGTACGCACTGAGACCTCCGCCGAGTTCTTCTCCAGCCCGCAGCGATACATCCTGGGGGCGGACGAGAAGGTGTACAAAGACATGGAGCGGTGGACGGCAATCACGGGCCGAATCCTTGGCCTGACCGTCAACGAGGAAGGCGACAGGCCTGAGGTCGGACAGTTCACGCAAATGAACATGGACCCTCACCTGTCCATGTACCGCCAGCTTGCGCAGAACTTCTGCGCAGCGACCGGACTCCCCCAGTCGTCTGTCGGCCTGTTCGCGGACAATCCCGCGTCGGCAGATGCGATGCAGGCCGCGGAGCATGCATTGTCTGACGAGGCCGAATACCAGTGGAGGCTTTTCGCTGACCCACTGCGCCGCGTCGTCGACGACATCGTCATGGTCCGCGATGGATTGTCTGAGCCGCCCGCCGAGTCGTGGAAACTCGCGATCAACTGGACGCCCGCACGCTACGTTTCCCCCCAGGCCTCCTCGGACTTCATCGTCAAGATCGCTCAGGCGATGCCGGAGATCCCAGAAACCACTGTTGGCATGCGGCGAGCCGGGTTCACGCAGCAGGAAATCGACCAGATACAGGTCGAGCGCCGTCGCAGCGCCGCCGTAGGAGTCCTTGATCGTCTGGCCGGGACTGAACCCGAGGTCGCATGATGGATCGCCGAGCAGTCTCAAGACTCTCGCGTGGGACTGACGAGGCCGTGCGTCTGGCTCAGCGGGACCTCTCGAGGTTCTGGCGCGGTCTGGATGTATCGAATCCTGCAGAGTGTCGTCAGGCCCTCCTCGACTTCCTCCCTGACCTTGTCGCAACCTACGGGAATGTCGCGGCGGTCGCGGCGGTCGAGTGGTGGGAGGAGCAGCGAGCGAAAACACCGGGCCTGCCCGCATATTCGCCGACGATTTCTGACGGTGTGCCGGCTTCTCAGGTCCAGGCGTCCACGCGCGCGATCGTCGGCCCATTGTGGCTTGGTGAGCCTGACAGGGTTCTCGGCGCGCTAGCGTCGGCGACGCAAATGTGGGTCAAATACGCCAGCCGGGACACGATCGCCCGCAACGTCGCTTTCGATCCTGCCGAGCCGCGTTATGCGCGCGTTCCGCGCGGTGCGAAGACCTGCGCGTTCTGCGCGATGCTCGCCTCGCGCGGGTGGGTGTACCTGTCGGAAAAGTTGGCTGGCATTAAGGGTAGCGGCAACGAGTTTCACCACGATTGTGACTGTGAGATCGTCCCCTCGTGGGACCGCAAGAAGGCCCACATTGACGGGTACGACCCTGACGCCATGTATGACCGCTATCAACAGGCGCGTGAGGCCGTCATGAACATGGGCGAAGACCCCAACGACTCGCATACTCTCTTGGCCGTCATGCGTCGTCTCCACCCTGATGCGTATAAGGATGGCATCGGGGACCAAGGACGTTCGGACGGCACCGGGCGAGGCATGTCGAAAATCCCTCGCAGGCTCCAGTTGGGAAAGGTGCGAAGCGGAAAAGGTGGCGGGGATGGGACGGTGGATCTGAGCAAGTACGACACCCACCGCAACGAGATCATCACCCGTTACAATGCCGACCCGGACCTTCGCGCCTCAGGAGCGAAAGTCCCGCCGCGAAATCCATACCAACGCCCAAGAAACTGGCCTAATGACCTGCCTGCACTCGACGCGAAGAGCCTCAACCATGCACTGTACTCCGAGCGCGTTGGACCCGAGATCAAAGGTGGCCACCTCCACGGCTACGGATGGATCGCATCCCGCCCAACATTGCCCGAGGGGTGGACTGAAGAGGATGTTGTAAAGGCGGCTGAACACGTGCTCCGAACAGCATGGAGTGACGGAGTCTTTGGAGACGTCACCGCCACATTCCGTGGTGTTTCGGTGATCGTCCACGTAAAGCGACGAAAGAGCGGATATCGAGTTGCTTCTATATTCCCAGAGGCCTGAAGGGTAGAATTAACGCCATGTACGCGCAGCAACAGGATCCCAGAGAGGCCGCGAGGTTCACGCGAGACCTTTTCTATCGGCTGCTTGAAGAATGGTTCGAGGGCGTTGGCCCCTCTGGGCAGAAACGTCGTGACGGCTTGGTCCGCTACTGTGAATCAGATGACGAGTTCGGTGCGTTAGAGGACGTGTGCTGGCAGATCCAAGAGGACAACATCCGAGTGTCCGATGATCTACTCGAAGCCGTTGAATCGCTCCTCCCCGAGTGGGAGCGGGATTACGAGGAGAACGACCTTGAAGGGGTGTTACTGTTCCTAGACCAGCAGTTGCGAGCGCGTAGCACACGCACGGCTTAACCCCAACCACACCCCCACGGTCCGGAGACAGTGGGGGTTTCGCATACCCACCAAACCGCATACACCAGCCCGCCTTCCTGTTCCGGTTGGCGGGTTTTCTTATGCCTCCCTGACCGCTGGGGTTCAGCGGGAAGCAGTGGGCGACGGCCCGAAAACGGATTAAGGAGACACGATGACCGACCAGTCAACGTCCGACAGCGGCGAGGCGACGCCTGATGAGGCGAAGGGTCCCGAGTTCGAGGCGATCACCAGTCAAGAAGCTCTCGACCAGATCATCAGCAAGCGCCTCGAGCGTGAGCGCCGCAAGTACGCGGACTATGACGATCTCAAGGCGAAGGCAGCCCAGGCCGATGACACAGCCTCGAAGCTCGCACAGGCGCAGGCGCGCCTCGACCAGATCGAGGCCGACCAGCAGCGCGCCCAGTGGCGGTCGCAAGTCTCCGAGGAGACAGGCGTCCCCGCAGAACTCCTGCGAGGGAACACCCTGGAAGAACTCCAGGCTCACGGTGAAGCCCTCAAGGACTTCGTCCGCAAGCCGTCAGCGCCGATCCTCCCCAAGCAGGGGGACGCGCCCACTTCATCCCTCACCGCCGAGCAACGACTCGTCCACGAGCTCTTCGGCAACTGACTCACTGTAAGGAGTGAACAATGGCAATCTTCGATTCCACCAGCGCACAGGTCCTCATGCCGCGCGAAATCCTCAACGGCATGGTCAAGAAGACCATGAGCACCTCGACCGTCGCGAAGCTCTCCGGCGCTGAGCCGATGCGCTTCGGCAAGGCCGACATCCTCACCTTCAACGATCTGCCCCGCGCGGAGTTCGTCGAGGAGAACGCCGACAAGGGCTCGACGAAGGGCTCGTTCGGGTCCGTGACCGCAGTCCCTCACAAGGCGCAGGTCACGATGCGGTTCTCCAACGAGGTTGAATGGGCTGACGAGGACTACCAGCTAAACGTCCTGCAGGAACTCGCAGACGCTGGAATGGTCGCCCTCTCGCGCGCCCTCGACCTCGGCGTCTACCACCGGATCAACCCGCTGAATGGCGCTGAAATCTCGACGTGGACCAACTACATCGGCGCGACGACCAAGCGCGTCGAGATCGGTGCTGGAACCGCTGAGATCGACGACGACTTCCGTGCCGCCGCGGGCCTCATCATCGCCGATTCCCTCAATCCGGCGATGGTCACCGGCGCGGCCTTCGACCCGAAGTTCACGTGGACGCTCGCCAACCTCAAGCGCAAGGACGGCTCGGGTGCGACGTCGGATCTGCGCTACCCGCAGATCGGGCTCGGCACCGACATCACCTCATTCATGGGCGTCCCGACCGCAGTCGGAGACACGGTCTCCGGCACGCCGGAAGCGACCGACACGAAGGTCCGCGCGATCGTCGGCGACTTCCAGAACGGCATCCGCTGGGGCATCCAGCGTGACCTCCCGATCGAACTGATCCGCTTCGGTGATCCGGACGGGCAGGGCGACCTCAAGAGGAAGAACCAGGTCGCGCTCCGCCTCGAGATCGTCTACGGCTGGTACGCCTTCGTGAACCGCTTCGCGGTCATCGAGGACAAGCTCTGATGCCGCGTCTGATCAACTCCGTGTCGGGGGTGGTCATCAACGTGTCTGACACGCTGGCGGCCACCCTCGATTCCGAATGGAAGCCCTTCGACGAAGTGCAGGAGTCGACTCCTGCACCGAAGCGGAGGACTGCCCGGAAGGGATAGGTGAGGATAATGGAGCCGTTCACTCTCGCGACAGAGGATGACTACGTCGACCGGTACGGTGGCGTCCCTGTCGAGCATCAGGATCGTGTCGCCGCCTACTTGGCTCGAGCGTCGCGGATCGTCCGTGACGAGCTCGCCGCCGATGGGTACGATATCGAGGCGCTGATCGCTGCTGGGACCGTGAGGGCTGATACTGCGACGGATGTCGTGTGCGACATGGTCTCGTACATGATCCGCTCGGTGTCTGACGGCGGTTTCGGGCCACAGTTTGGGTCGTCTCAGGCGTCAATGACTGCAGGCCCCTATACGCAGTCGGCGACGTTTTCGACGCCTGCTGGGAGCCTGTCATTCACGCGTGTACATCGTCGTCGCCTCGGGCTTGCGCCTGTGGGCGCTTTCGAGGTGGATCTGCTCGACTCTAATGAGGTGGCACCGTGATCCGCGGGGAGACGGTGGAGGTGTGGGCTTACATCGATGCCGGTCGGGACGCGCTGAACAACCCGGTGCGCTCATGGCAGGTGGAGGCGACCGTCAGGAATGTCCTGGTAGCTCCGGCAGATACGAGTGATGTCGTGTCGTCGGTGCAACCGGACGGGACCAAGGTCGTCCTCCAGCTGCATTTCCCGAAGTCTTTTATCGGGAGCTTGCGCAATAAGCGCGTCAGGGTGCGTGGCGAAGAATTCAGTGTTGTTGGTGATCCGAAGCCGTACACGTTGGCGAATACTCCCGGCATGTGGAGCATGCCGGTGCGTGTTCAGACAGTGGAGGGATAAAGCCGTGGGGAAAGTCAAACTGTTTATTAAGTTCGATAATCTCGCTGCGATAACTCAGCCACTCGTGGAGGATACGACCAACAGGATCGCTATCGCGGCTGGTGATGGTTTCGTGGGTGACGTGATCTGGACTGACCGGCCTCACGGGGCAGTTAGAGCCGAAACCATCCAGGCAAAAACAAAGAACGCGTACCACAACACACTCCTGAAAGCTGCGGGTGAGGCTCGTGTCTCCTGAAGCGTTCATGATCAATTTCCTCAACACTCAGACCATTGTCGGCCAGACTGGAGCGCGTGCTTACGGGGATGTGCCAGAAAAACGTCCAGACCGTTTCATCACGGTCGAACGTGTAGGCGGTGTTCGTGGCCTCCACATGGATCACCCGATGCTCGCTGTCCAGGCATGGGCTGGGAGCAGGTCTCAAGCCATGATCCTTGCCGACCAGCTGGCCACACTGTTCACAACTGTTCTCCCTCTTGAAAACACTGTCGCAGAAAGCAAAGTTTCCAGTTTGTATAACTTCCCAGACCCGCTTTCTCGCGCGGCACGCTACCAACTCACACTCAATCTCACTCTCATGAACTCCTGAAAGGAACATTCACAATGGCAAAAAATGATTCGACAAAGGTTTCTGTTGGTAAACCGGGTGCGACGGGGGCCGTGTTCGCAGCACCTGTCGGCACCCAGATCCCACAGGATGCGACCGCGAAGCTCGATCAAGCGTTTAAGAACCTCGGGTATGTCTCAGAAGATGGTCTGACCAACAGTGTTGAGACGGATACAGAGGATCTGAAGGCGTGGGGCGGCGACACGGTTCTGACAACGCCGACGAGCCGGACGGAAACGTTCAAGTGGACGTTTATTCAGGTTCTCGACGTGGATGTGTTGAAGGAAGTCTACGGCGATAAGAATGTCAAGGACTCTGCTGGTGTGCTGACAGTTAAGCACAACGGGAGTGTTCTGGATCGCAAGATTTACGTCTTTGAGATGTTGCTGACCGGTGGGCGTGTCAAGCGGATTGTTGTCCCGAATGCGCAGATCACTGAGGTGGGTGAGATTGCTTACCAAGATGGTGAGGCGATCGGCTACGAGGTCACTTTGACTGCTTATCCCGATGCGGACGGTAATACGGCCTACGAGCATGTGACCGCCGCCTGATTCTTAATTGTTCGCCCCTGCTCTGGTCTTTTGTCGTCCTTCTCCCAGAGCAGGGGTCTTCCTTTCATGGTCTGAGAAGAACGCGCGTGAAGCAGAGAGTGGAGAATGATGACAACACGGGCTGATGTTGAGGCGTTGAAGGAGATGCTTGCTGAAGCTGAGGCTGAGGTGGCAGGCCAGGTGCCGGGGGTGTCTGAGGATCTGATGCCTGAGCCGGTGGGGTTGCCTCGCAGGATTGTTGTGCGCGGGCTTGAGCTGACAATTAATCCGAAGGTGTTGGCTGACCTTGAGTTCTTAGATCTGTTGGCGCAGGTTGAGGATGAGAATCCTACGGCGTTGCCTCGTATTCTTCGTTTCCTTGTCGGAGCCGATCGGATGCGTGAAGTGTTCGACTGCTTGCGAGGAGATGACGGGCATGTTGATCTGGTGGAGGGCGTGGAGTTTATGCGTGAGCTGATGGAGAGCTTGGCCCCAAATTCCTGATGCTCATCAGTGTCTGGCGTAAGCATCCTGATGAGCTGAACGCGGATTTTGCTCGCTTCTATGGGGTGCTTGACTGGCGTAGTTTGCCTCCTGTTCAGGCCGCCTCACTATTTATTGCCATGCTGAGACAACCCGAATCGTGGACGCATCGGATTATGCAGGCTGGTGACACGTTTGAGACGAGCCTCCAAAAACTTGTGGCGCTTGCTGTTGACCGGCTGGGCATCTTGGTGTGGCAGAACACGAAGGACGGCATGAAGGGCAGGCACCGTCCACCTTCAATGTATGACCTACTTTTCCCCTCGCACGATGTGGACTTGTCTGAGGACACATTCGAAACTGTTGACCCCGGCGAGCTGGACGATTTGTTGAAGCGACTTCATGAGAACTAATTAGAGTGGGAGGCGCCCTATGGCAGGGATCGATCTTGGAACTGCGTGGCTGAATGTTGTTCCCAGTTTTAAGGGAACCGCCCGCGCTTTATCGTCTGAACTCTCAAGCGTTTCTGGATCAGTGTTGCCCAAAGATTTCGGTGTGAAATCGACGCGGGGTTTCGTCTCGAATGTCAAGAGCGCTATGGCTGAGTCTCGTACAGCCGCCGCTTCAGCGGCTCAGGCTGTCCAGACGGCTATGAGCAGGGTAAAAGAGGCGCAGAAAGCGCAGGCAAGTGCTGCGGCTCAGACGGAGATCGCGAACAAGAAACTCGCTGAAGCAATTAAAAAGTATGGCGAGGACTCGTCCCAAGCAGCTCAAGCGTCTTTGAATGTTAAGAATGCTCTCGCCCAAGAAAAAGCTGCGGCAACTGCTGTCAAGAGGGCGCTTGAAGGCGTAGGACAGGCTCAAGAGAAGGCGGCGAACACTCAGGCTTTGACGCGTTCGCAAGCTGTCATGAAAACGCTCGGTCAGACGGCCCGCAACGTTGGAGCCAGTATCAAGCAGTCATTCGGCGACGCATTCCGCACCGCAGGACTGCTGGCAGGCGCAGGACTGACCGCCGCCATTGGCTTCATTAGCTCATATTCTGGCGAAGCTATTCGCGCCTCTGACGCAACAGATAAATTCAAGTCCACACTAAACTTCGCGGGCTTAGACTCCTCCGCGATCAGCGCGCTGACAAAGAGCACAAAAGAATACGCGGACAAAACCGTCTACGACCTTTCTGACATTCAGAACATCACCGCCCAGCTCGCCTCTAACGGTGTGAAAGGCTATGACAGGCTCGCTGAGGCGGCTGGCAACCTCAACGCTGTTGCTGGCGGTAACAAGGAAACGTTTAAGTCTGTTGGTCTGGTGATTACTCAGACGGCTGGCGCGGGCAAGTTGATGACGGAGAACTGGCGTCAGCTCACCGACGCGATCCCCGGCGCGGCAGGACCATTGAAGCAAGCCTTGTTGGAAGCAGGAGCCTATACGGGCGATTTCCAGAAAGCTATGGAAAACGGTGAGATCACCGCCGATGAGTTCAATGAGGCGATTACCTCGCTTGGGTTCCAGGAGGCCGCCCAAGAAGCAGCGACCTCAACATCCACGTTCGAGGGCGCGTGGGGCAACCTGGAAGCCGCGATCACAGGCGGACTCCAGGCTGTCATGGCACCGTTTAAAGGCCCGTTAACGTCTGCAATGACGGCGCTTGCGGATAAGGTCACGAGCGTTTTTGATGCGATTGCTGGCGGGTTAAGCGGTGGCGGGTTGTCTCAGTTTTCCGGGACGTTTAGTGGCCTCCTCCCGATTATTGGGGCTTTGGCGGGTTCGCTTGGCACTTTACTGTCGCAAATTATCCCCGGTATTGGTGGCGCTTTTGGTGCGGTCAGTGGCCCGGCTGGGTTGATTATCGGCTTGTTTGCGTCAATGGTGGCGAACTCGACCGCTTTACAGCAGGCGTTCGGGACCGTGTTTACCGTGATCGGCGGGGTGTTCCAGTCGCTCGCCCCGGTGGTGGATCAGATTATGGTTTCTATCAGCGGACTGGCTCAAATGTTGGGTGATGCTTTGGCTCCGATAATTTCGTCGGTGGCGCTCGCGGTCGGCTCATTTATTGAGGGTGTTTTGCCTGCTGTTGGCCCTTTGATCACGGCAATTATGAGTGTTGTTTCGGCGTTGATCCCGCCTGTGAGCCAGATCATCAACATTGTTCTGGCGACCGTGTTGCCGATGATTCAACAGTTAACCCCGATTATCGCTCAGATTATTGGGGTGATCACGCAAATTATCGGAGCCATGGCACCGTTGATATCGCTGATTGCGGCCATCCTCATTCCGACAATTCAAGCCTTAATGCCCGTCGTACAGACTGTTTTCGATGCGGTAAGGACCATTATCGAAAGCGCTATGACCGCCGTCCAGGGCGTGATCAACATAGTCCTCGGGGTCATTAACGGTGACTGGAGTCAAGTCTGGTCTGGTATGCAGGGGCTTGTTTCCGGCGTTTTTGGTGTGATTACAGGGCTGATCACGGGCGCTATGAACGTAGTGCACTCAGTCATTTCTTCGGCGCTGAGTCTCGTTTCTAGTCTTTGGAGTTCGGCGTGGAATGCGGTGTCTAGTTTGGTATCGAAGGCGTGGAGCGGGATTGCTTCGGCTGTCAGTTCTGGCGTGTCCCGGATGATGGGGTTTATTACCGGTATTCCTGGGCGTATTATGGGCGTTTTCTCGTCTGCGGGCTCATGGTTGATTGGTGCTGGCCGCCAAATCATCGACGGGTTTATTAATGGTATTAAGAACGCGTTTGGTGCTGTTAAGAACGTCCTCGGGTCGCTGACAAGCTTGCTCCCCTCGTGGAAGGGTCCCGCTGACCTTGACAAGGTCATTTTGCGGGATTCTGGTCGTCTCGTTATTCAGGGTTTCCAGCGTGGTTTGGAGGATCAGTATCAGAACGTGCGCCGGAGCCTCGGCGGGTTCACGGCGAGCCTTTCTGCTTCGGCGGCGCTCTCGCCTGCCCTGTCTTCCGGGAGCGTCGCTGGTGGCTATGTGTCGCCTGAGTATCTGGTGGTTAAGGACGCGGACAACCGGTTGATTGGCCGTATGCGCGTCGAAGCCGGGACTGTCGTGGACGGGGCTACGGCCATAGCGTCGCGCGCGTCTTTGCGTGAGCTTGTAGGAATCTAAGTAAGGAGCGTTTATGGCGGCGACTACGTGGTCGGCTACGTCGGGGTATATGGCTGTCGGTATCAGTGTGTCGTGGCGAGGTAATCCCGCTGACGGGTGGGTGTGGGTTGACGCGACGTACACCCTCTGGTCGGACGGCTACGGTTTCAATTACGATTCGACGCTTCACCGGAGCGGTTTCATTTCCGGGGATGTTCCCGTCCACTTTTACTCGCCAAGCAATACGTCTACCTATAAGACGGTGAAGGCTGAAACGACGTGGGCTAATCTCAACTACGGTGAATCCAGGACCATTGCTTTCAGCGCCTCTCTAGGCCCTATTTTCAACGGTGGCAATCCCAGTGTTACCGCCTATTTGACTCTGCCGAAGCGCCCGTATGAAACCCCGAACACGCCGACGAATGTTGTTGCGTCTCGCGCGAACGATTCGCAGGCCAACCTATCCTGGGCGGTTCAGACTACCGCGTCGAAGCCGGTCAGGGCTTTCGGCATTGAACGCACGTCAGCAGCTTCACCCGATTGGGTGCGGGTCGCGACCCTCTCATCGTCCGCCCGGTCGTGGACTGACCCGACGTTGAAGGCGAATGACGCGTTCCAGTATCGCGTGTGGGCGAGTAACGGGAGCGTCTGGTCGCAGGCCGGGGACTCTAATTGGATTTACACGACCCCCACCGCCCCGGCGAACGTGACTGCCGTTAAGAATGCTAGCGGTTCGATCAGTGTTTCGTGGGAGCGGTCAGCCCCATATGACGGCACCGGTTTTGAGGTGTACGACAACGGGACTCTGGTTGGAAACGTTAACGTGGTTTCTGGGCAAACCAGCTATCAGTGGACGCATGATGGCCCGAGCGCTTCACACACTCACACGTACACGGTAAAGCATATTGCGTCTGGTGTTTCGTCCGGGGTTTCCTCCCCGTCGAACACTGTTCAACTGTTGACAGCGCCTAACCCCCCGGCAAGTTTGTCGCCGACAGGAACGTTTGTTCCCGGAACCGTGAAATTATCGTGGAAGCATTCGCCGGTTGATTCTTCCGCCCAAACGCGCGCACAACTACGCTACCGCGTGAACTACGGGGAGTGGACGACACTCACGATCACGAACGGCGACCAGCATAAAAATCTGACGTTCCCTGCTGGGAAAGTTGAGTGGCAAGTTAGAACCTGGGGCGCGTATCTTTCCGGACAGGAATCCGGGGCTTCCCCGTGGTCTGCTGTTAGTGTTCTCGCGATTGCTGATAAGCCGGGCGCGTCGATCACTACCCCGAACGCTTCCCCCGTGAAGGTTTCTCGCCTCACTGTCGGCTGGTCGTATTATCAGGCACAATCTCACGCGCAGGCAGGCGCAACCCTCACCGTCAGCACACGGGGTGGGGGTGTTGTTCACAAGGCAGTAATCAACGGTGCCGTGCGCTCGTATGAGTTGCCTTTTGCTCTGAAGAACGCGACAGAATACACGCTGACCGTCGTTGTTCGTTCTGGCGACGGCTTGTATAGCAACCCTGCGTCGTTCAGTTTCACGACCGACTTCCCCTCTCCCGCCGTCCCCACGGTTCAAACAGCATGGGACAGTGAAACGGGGTCAACCGCCTTGCGTATCACGAACCCGACCGCCGAAGGCAAGCCGGAGGTTGTTTCTAATAGCGTTGAGCGCAGTATCGACAACGGCGTGACATGGGAGACGGTCGCGGGCGAAGTCCCCGCAGGCGGGTCGATCACCGACGCGGAATGTTTATCAAACGGCACAACCCTCTACCGAGTCACCGCCACCACGGCTTTACCGTCTTCGTCGTCTACGACCGTGAGCGTTGTTTCGGATTCACAAGCCATGTGGCTTGCCGGAGGCCCCGGCTTTCAGACCGTGGTCGCCCTCAACTGGGACCCGAAATACTCAACATCTTTCGGCCTAGTGAACAGGACACTCGCATACTTCGCGGGCAGAACACACGGCGTAGAACTATCGGGCAGGCAACGCCAACGGCAAATCAGCCTATCGGCAACCCTGCTTGATTCATCGGCTGACGTGCGCTCGCGGGTTGAAGACCTCGCCTATCTTCCCGCGCCTTTCCTTTACCGTGATCCGAACGGGAACCGCGTCTACTGTTCGATGAAAGACGTGGATCTTTCACGCACCGTCGGCGGGGTCTGGAGCGTCAGCGCCTCGTTGGAGGAGGTGAGTAAGTGAGCGCATATTCTCATCGCCAGGCTGAATATGTTGTCCGACTCCTCGATTCTCAAGACCAGGAAATCAGGGTGTTAGACGGCGTGACGGGCGGGTCGGTCACGGTGTCTTCAGCCACAAGATTGAAATCGTCAGGAAGCCTCCAGATCACCAAAACAACGGAGGGGATCGACTGGCTTTCCCAACGGGTCAGAATCGACTATCAGCCAACCGGCACCCAGGGGTGGCCTCTAGGGGTTTTCCTCTTAACGTCGCCGACTGATTCATATTCGGAAACTGGGGTCAGCTGGGATGTTGACCTTCTGTCAAAACTCGCGATTCTAGATGAGTCGAAGACTGAAGCAACCTTCTCGGTGCCTGCCGGGGCGAACCTGGTTGAGACTGTGGCTTCGTTGCTCAGCGTGCAAGCGAAAGCCGACGCGCGACAGCTCGCAATCACCGCCTCATCGGCCACCGCGTTGTCGGCCATGACCTGGGACCCAGGAACACCGTATTTAACAATCGTCAACGAACTTTTAGACGCGGCGGGCTATTGGAGCCTGTGGTGTGATGGGTACGGGATTTTCCACGTGGAACCCTACGTTCGCCCGGCTCAGCGTCCAACCGTGTTTGATTTCGTCGAAGGTGAAGAGTCGGTTCATTCGGCTTCGTGGTCGCGTGATCAGGATTTAGCGGAAGTCCCGAACAAGGTTGTGCTTGTCGGGCAAGGGTCTGACGATACCCCCGCTCTGGTGGGGGTGGCAACGAACGAAGACCCTAATAATCCGCTCTCCTATGCTTCGCGCGGAAGATGGATCGTCTACACCGAAGAAGGCGTTGAAGCGGCTGACCAAGCCACGTTGACGAAGAAAGCCCGGCAGGTGTTGATCGATAAGTCAACTCCGTCGGCCTCTTTGCAGATTGAGCATATTCCGCTTGATCTTCAAACGAACCAGGCGGTGAGGTTTGTTTCTCAGGGGCATCGGGCTCGGTGTGTGATTCAGAAAATCGAATACCAGCTTTCACCGGTTGCGCTGGTGAAAACAACTCTGAGGGAGGTTGTTGACTTGTGAGCACGTTGGATTATCTGGTTGGGCAGATTGCGAGGATCCGCCACCAGCTCGACCAAACAGCCTCCTACAGGTGGGCGACTGTGACCAACGTAAACCCTCTCAGGATCAAGTTTGATGGTGAGACTCAGGTGTTGCCGGTATCCCCGGTCAACCTGGCCGGGGCATTGCAGGTGGGCTACCGCGTTTGGGTTCTATCCGTCCAACGGCGTGTGTTCGTCATTGGTAGCGCCCAAACCGGGGACGGAACCACCACCGGTGACTCGACTCCGGCTGGTGTGATGAGCTTGTATGCTGGCGTGTCAGCCCCGCAGGGGTGGCTTGAATGCGACGGCTCGTCATATCCGAAAGCAACGTATCCGAGGCTCGCGGCTGCTTTAGGTTTTACGGGTAGCGGGTCTTCGTTCACGGTCCCGGACATGCGGGGGCGTTTCTTCCTCGGGTCTTCCACTGCTTACGCGCGCGGGAGTACGGGCGGTGAGGCCACTCATACGCTCACTATTAACGAGATGCCAAGCCATGGGCACGAACTCGCACCCGGCAACGCTCATAGTCAACGCCTCAACCTGTTCAAAACTGACGCACAAAACGGTAACAAATGGGACCTCATGTCCTATAGAACATCGACGACAGACCCCGCGTCCGCCGTTGCCCTCCCCACTGGTGGGGGGAAGCCTCACAACAACATGCCACCCTATTTTGCCGGATTGTTCATCATCAAGTACTAACGGAAGGAAAGAAAAATGGCCTCACCATCTTCTGCTTCAATCATCAACGCGACGCGCGATCAGGATCTTCTCAACCGGGCGAAAGCCCTTGGCGCGACCCTCGGCATGACAGCCGGGGAAGTGGAAGCCGGATGGGATCAGCTGGTCACGAAACCGGTGGACGACACTGGGGATAACACGATCGCGAGCGTTTTCGAGTATGCGCAAAGCAAGTATGACGAAGCCTTGGACGCTCTTCCTCCAAAGCCCGGCGTGAACCCTGCCTACGTCACTGACGCGCATATTCTTCACGCGCTGACTTTTAAAAAGGCTGAATAGGCTCCCTCGAATCTTAAGCATGTACCCCTGCGCCCGGTTGGTGCGGGGTTTTCTTATACCCAAAAACTCAAGTGAGGAGAAACCATTGGCTAGTGATGAAGAGGTTTTGATGAGCCAGATGCCGGAGTTTGGTGACGGTGAGCCTGACCCGCACCCGGTCGTTGAAAACGTCGTTGAAGAGGAGGCCGACTGATGGCAACCGTTGAACAAGCACTCAATGTGGCGCGCGGCGAGCTCGGATATTCGCGGTGGACTGACCCACAGGAAGGAACCAAATACGGGCGCGACTACGCGACCCGACACGGCGCCTACTTCGGTACCAGCGGAGTCCCCTATTGTGCAATGTTCGTGACCTGGGTTTTGCGTCAGGTGGGAATGACCCCGCCGGGCGGGGATTTCGCGTATGTGCCCAGTGGGATTACAGCTGCCCGCAACCTCGGCAGACTCGTCGCTAAAGCCAACGCACAGGCCGGTGACCTAGCCTGTTTTGACTGGGACGGAGACGGGGTCGCAGACCACGTCGGGTTCGTGGAGCGCAACTACGGCTCCTACTATCAGACGATCGAAGGCAACACGTCGTCTGGCGCGTCAGGCTCGCAGTCCAACGGGGGTGGCGTGTATCGGCGCACTCGCAATCTTGGTTCGGTGATCGCGGTTATCCGCCCCGAATACACCGGGGTCTCCTCGTCTTCATCGTGGGAGTTAGAAGAAGACGGCATATGGGGAGCACACACCGCCAAGCGTTTCCGGCAAGTCTTCGCTGTACCAGCAAACGCCCCGTGGGAGCCGACCGCAGTCAGGGCACTCCAATACTTCCTATCGTGGGCGCTCGACGCCTACAGGCTTAAAGCCGCTACCGGCGTGGATCGTATTCCCGTAGATGGTTTCGACGGGCCGATCACGATTGGCGCTTTTCAAACGTGGTGGAACTACTCCGGTATCCCCGCAGGCCACCGGGTTCCCGTCACTAAAACGTGGGACGCCGAGACCGTGAAGGCTATGCAGATTGCGCTCAATCACTCGTGGGCTGGATCAAAAGCCCTCGGAGTCAAACCCTGAAAGGACTGAATAAATGGAATCGTTGAAAACTCTCGCTGTTGACCCGTTCATCACAACCGTGGTCGTGGGCATCATTTGGCCTTTGGTGCAGGCCGCGTTGGATAAGCCGTGGTGGACGCACAAACGCCGTATTATTCTCGTCAGCGTCGCGGCCACCGTGTTGTCGATCGGGATTTGGGCGACCTCAGAATACCCGGCGGGCGTCGAGTATTTGGTGGCTCAGCTTTCGGCGTTGCTCGGCATCTTCTGGACGGTCTACCAAATCCTCTCCCACGTGAAAATCGGAGGAGAATCACTGCTCGAATGGGTAGGCATGCTCACCCCCGGCGGAATGCCCAAGGGTAAACACGATGAGCGGGTGAGTGAGTGAATGAGCCGATCGTTGAAGTCCTCACAAGTAAGGAAGTAGTCGCCGGGATCGCCGCCCTTGTTGTTGCTTTCCTTACTCTGCTCGGGGCTTTCATCCGCTGGGCTGTCGCGTGGGTCAACCGTAAAATCCTGAGTCTACAAACCCAGATGGCTGACATCTCCGAAAGCGCGTCCAAGGCGGAAACCGAAGCACGGGGCGCACGCGAAGGAGTCACTAACAGTCATGGCACCCACTTGCGGGACGATTTAGACGAAGTACGCGCAGGCATGAAAACCCTCATGCGGAAAGTCAACGAAATCGAACGCGCCCACATGGAAGATGCTCGCAGTCGCGAACGACGAGACCAGCGGGCAGAAGACCAAATCGACGGCCTCAGACTCGACGTACGCGCACTCACCGCGTCGGCTGAGAAAACACACGAAAGGTTGGAAACGCGCCTAGAGTGCCTAGAATCCTCGCACAAACACTGACTCGCCCGACCGGGAATCAGAAAAAACCGCCCTCGCTTTCCCGTGTGGATTGTGAGGGCGGTTTTCCGCATATGCCCAGTCACACGATGATATGGGTGTCCATGAGGCCAGTCAGAGCCCTATCCCTCTCAGCCGTCGCATGCTGATACCGCAAGGCCACCTCAACATCACTATGGCCACCCCTATACAGAAGCTCAGCGAGCGTTGCGCCTTGTTGCGCATATACGGTCAACCCCGTATGGCGCAGGTCGTGGAACTTGAACCACGGGATACCCGCCGACGCGCGCGCCTTGTTCCATGCGCCACGCAGCGTGTTTGGATGCACCGGCATGGATAAGTCGGTTTCACGATGAAACACCAAGCCTTCTGCGCCTGGTGTCGCCCACTCGTCTAAGTGCTCTTGTATGACTGGCACGAGTGCCGCGGGGATGCTGATTGTGCGCCTGCCTGTCTCGCTTTTCGGTGGCACTACTACCGGGCCACGACCCGCAAGGTATTGTATTTGTCGCTCGACACGCACCACGGGCGAGTCCCCTAGCGTGAAGTCCTTGCGCTTGAGTCCGATGATCTCGCCTTCGCGTAGTGCACACCACGCTGCCAGTAGGACAGTAAGGCGCAGTCTTGGTGGCATGTTGTCGGCGCATGTTAGTACCTCGCTGGGTGTGGCCACTTGGCGGTGCGCGTCTGTGACTGGTTTGTACTGTTGTCCGCCTGTTACACGACACGGAGACTGGGAGAGCTTCCCGGCCTTGACTGCCGCGCCCATGCATGAAGATAGCGTCATGTAGAGGGGTCGTGTGACGCCTTGGCCTCGCTCTTTCATGCTTTGGTTGTACCAGTCTTGCACGTCGTCCGGGGTGATAAGGACGATGGGGGTACTTCCGAAAATCTCCCGAAGTTGTTTCACGCGGTACTGGTAGGTTTGGATCGTTTTCTTAGCCCTGCCGATACTCTCCAGTGAGGATAGCCAGCGCTCCGCCCAGTCGGTGAATGTCAATTGTGCGGCCTGCTCTGCTTGGAGGCGCGATGTGCGCTCCCGCTTCTGGTCTTCTTCGCTCTGCCATGTGCTAGTGGCAATGCTGGCCTGGACGGTGGCGAGCCACTGCTCTGCCTGCCGTTTTCGCTCAAAAGTGATGGGCGCGTTGTGGCGGTTACCGTCGGGGCCGCGGTATGACGCTTGGAACCTGCCGGATGGCAGTTTGCGGATGTTTCCGAACCCTCGACGCTTGCCCACGGCTCCCCCTTTTGTCTTGTTGCACGAGTTCTGGCGTGCAACTTGTCGTGCAACCCACGTGCAACACGAAACCAATAAAAACCACTATAAACCACAAACAAACACACAATTACGGACGGGGAGTATTCCGCATCAGGACAACGAAAAACCCCGCCACCTCAACGAGGCAGCGGGGTAAATGTGGAGATGGGGGGA